CTTCATCTCAGGTTCTTGGTCAATCAACATATTTTCCCTTTTTCCTGCCGTTTCGGTTATAGGAGAATCAACTCGGCGTTTATGCTTATGAGTTGTGCTTTTGCTCCCACTTCAACTGATCTAGGTGTTTTTTCTCGAACCTTCCATGCTCTGATGGAAAAGAACCAGACCACCCTTCTAATTTGAAGTTGGGAGCAGAAAGAATGCGGTTGGCTGTTTCACCACATTCACACCTAAAACTGATCGACTCATAATCAGTCAGTCTTTCGGTTTTATGCCCGTTTGCACAGGCAAAATCAAACATTCTTTTCATTCAATTCCTCGTATGCTCTCTCGCTTGCCTCTTTCAAGGTTTTCAGCCAAGTTAGTATAGAAAGTTCACCTTTTTTGAATTGTAGGCTTTGTTCATCAGAAATAACAGATATATTATTCAAGGATTTAATCATGGTGTCAATATCCTCCACCAAGTCTTTCCACCCATCACTTCCCATCATTGAGAAGCGATCTTCATAGTATTTCTGGAGTTCAGGGGTCATGCGTCAATACTTTCAGCTTGAGCCGCTTGATAAGCCGCAATGACTGCTTCTGTCCAAGCCACATTGCAATGAGCAACGACATTGGCAGGAATGCCCGTCAGGTCTTGACCTGGCGTGAGGCTTGATCGATGGTAGGCTTTGCTTAATTCGCTGCCATCTTCCATGATGCGTGTTGCTTCACGGTAGAGAACGATGCCGTTTTCGGTGACGGTGATTTGGTCAATTGCGGTTTCTTTGGTGATTGCCATTTGTTTCTCCTTGTCTGATTACACTAATCCGGTGTAGTTAATGATTAAATTTCAAATGTGACTGTTACCATATTATTTCCTGCGCTGGCACTGGTAAGGATTGTGGTTCCGTCATATTTTGATGCCGTTATGTAGGTAGACCCCAGACCAACGGACAATCCAAAACCGTTAAATATACACTGACCAGACCCAGCAACAGAAACAGCAGGAACAAACGGGCTTCCAGAAATTCTTAAATCACCTGCGGCGGAGCCTAATGTTGTAATAGATGTAGTACACCTAACTATTACAAATCTGCCTATTTTTGTATAAGTTCCAGTACATGTTCCGGGCGTGGTAATCGTCCCAGAACTAGACGTTAGCGTTGGCGTCCAAGTCCCCTCCTCATAATCATCTAGCGTGTTTGCGTCAGATGATGCGTTTTGAGTTGCGGGGAATTTAATTTGCCCTGCCGATGCGCCTGATATATCTAGCAGAACATTGGGTTTTACACTTGTTTGAGAAACCACTAATTGGTCAGCGCCATTGCCAGCAGACATTTGCAGTGTGCTTGCCGTAACGCCATATGATGTAAGCGCACCAGTATCAGCCGAAAAATAAGAAGCTGAACCGCCAGAATATATGTAACTAAAAAAACTGCCTTGGCTAAATCTTGCGCTAACCCCATTTCCAGACCTTACGACATCTAAATTGTACGCAGGTGCTGCCGTACCGATACCAACTTTACCTGTGGTGTAGTAAATATCTGAGCCAGTAGTAGTCCATTGGCTTGATGTAACAGATGCCCAACTGCCATCCCCACGCCAGAATGTGCTGGCTGAAGCAGATGTTCCACTATTCAAATTGGTGACGGGAAGGTTTCCACTAACATGGGTAGTCAGACCAATCTTTCCCCAACTAGGAGCAACGCCAATACCACCAGAGATCAGTGCATTACCCGTAGCAATATCAGCAAGTTTTGACAATGCCGTAGTAGTTGACGCATAAAGAATATCACCAACTGCATAGCTTGATTGACCTGTGCCGCCAGAAGTAGCCACTAAGGTTGCTGATAAACCAGCCGCAGTTCCTGTGGTGTTTTGGTTGAGAGTTGGAATATCAGCAGCAACAATTGCCCTAAATGTTGGTACTCCAGCAGAACCATTGGGTGCGGCTAAAACAAAGTTTGCAGTCTTAGATGCGTATGGATTAAGCGTATCACCATACCCACTTGCCAAGGAAATAGCAGGAGTTGCCCCACCACTAGACACAACAGGAGAAGTACCTGTAACAGAGGTAACTGTTCCAGAACCCTTATTGTTAAATGTTGTCCAATCAGCAGAACTTAATGCACCTCGATTGGTAGCAGAAGCAGTTGGTACATTTAAGGTGATTACTGGGGTTGTAGTGCTAGTAGCTACAGTAGAACTTAAATCAGTTCCCGATGTTCCCAAAGTTAAAGCTGCCACACTTGTAACTGTGCCAGAACCCCCACTTGCGTTAATTGTTTGATTAGGCCAAGTGCCTGTGATGCTTGTAATGTTTGTTCCCGCAACCAAAGCAGGTGTTGCTGTACCCGTGCCGCCATTAGCAACTGCAAGAGTTCCACCCAAAGTAATTGTGCCAGTTGTAGTGATAGGACTGCCAGTTGCGGTCAGTCCAGTTGTGCCACCAGATAGACCAACACTCGTAACTGTCCCTGTTCCTGCGCTTACATTAACAGTTACATCATCACCTGAATTAGTAGCAGTTACTGTTGCACCAACAAAATTGATCTTTTTAACACCACTTGTGATGCTTGTGCCTTCATCTAAGATAGCCACGGCCCCATTGGTGGACATGGTGCTAATGACTTTGATCTTTTCAGCAACGTCAGCAGATACAACTTCACCAACATTTATCTCTCGACCATCAGACAGGCTAATAACCAAAGAACCATCAAAGTCAATGTTTGCATTGACAACAGAGATGCCATCTACACCATCTACACCATCACGACCAGCTTGACCATCAACACCTCTATCACCTTTTAGCCCATCCCTGCCTGACTTGCCATCTTTGCCATCACGCCCATCCTTACCATTAGCACCATCTCGCCCGTCTTTGATAGATGAAACACGCTTTTCAATGGTGTTTCCTACTGCATCAAAACGATCACGAATGTCAGACTCAATCTTCTTGAGTGCTTGAACAACTAAATCAACATTCTCACCAATCTTCTTTTTTTGCACTTCTTTTGCTTGAGCAACAGACTGACGAACTGAATCCAAAACAGCCATTTGCTGTTCAGGAGTCATGTTCTTGAGAATTAACTCTTTGGCTAGGCTTTCAACATCCATCACTGAGCCTTTTGTGATTGACCGCTAAGTTGTGCGGTTAACTGGTTCAAGAAGTCTTCTTCCATCCCAGAAATCTTATTATTTTTCTCTGCCATTTGCAACTCAACAATCTTTGACTTGTTCTTAATGTCAGCTTCTTTGAGCATCAACTCAGCAATCTTGACCCGCTTGTCAAACTCTTTGGAAGTCAAGTCATCTTGGTTTGGTAAGTTTTTAGTCATTGCCGCCATGCTCTTGGCTTGCACTTCTTGAGGCATCAACTGTGTTTCAACCATCAATTTCTGTGCTTCAGCTCTATTTTGCTCTGCCGCAGTAGTATTAACAGCAATCTGAGCCTGTGCAGCTTGCATAGCCAACTGTTGTTGTGCTTGCGCCATTTGCTCTGCTTGCGGATTAGGTTGGCTCATCTTGTCCAACTGCTCCATCAGTTCATAGCGGTTGGTCAGTGATGAATTAGCCAAAACACCCTTCAGAATCAGTGGCAACACAGGAGTGTTGGGTCCAAGAGTCTGGAGCAAACCAATGAACATCTGTTGCTCATGCTCACGGGCAATGATGCCCAGAGTGGCAGTAGGAATGAAGGTCATGTCCACAGAGGGGTAACGCTCTGGGTCAAACTGCATATAGCGGAAAGCAGCTTTTTGGATAAAAGGAATCAGGAAGTCTTCTTGGAAGTTCACCAGAGTACGCTTGTACTTCTTGATGATGGTGGCAACCGCCATAGACATACCGCCTTGGCCCATGTCTCTAGCACCAGCACTGACCATGCCTTGAGAATCCAAAGTTCCCGTGGATTGCAGGAGCATTCGCTCAAAATCCTTGGCAGTGGCTAAGTTATTGCCATCAGTCTGCCCAAACTTGAAGGGATACAGAATCTCTGAAGGTGCGCCATTGGTGAGAATGGCTTTCCCAGGCTTGACTTCAAACTTAGCACCACGGGGCAGACGGGTTGCATCCATTGCAATCATGGGGCTGGTGGTCAGCGCCAATGAATCCAAGTGAGAACGAATCTGAGCATCAATGGCCTTCTGCATATTGAAGGCTTTTTCCACTGTGCCACGCCCAAGCAGACGATTTGGAACAGTGTCATCCTGATAGGTCAGAACAGGTCGATCCTTCATCATGTAAGGATTAGCCTCTGCTTTGAGCAACTGCCCATCATTGGCAATCACGACAATGGCCTCAACCATGTCTGAATATTCTTCAGCAGCGGAACTCTCAGGGAACAAATCAACAATATTCTTGTTTTCCTTGAGGTTCTCTAGGTACTCCCGTGGAACCAGACCATAGTAGGTCAGCAACAATACCTTTTCATCCTGGTACTGGCTCACTTCTTGGGTGGGTTCTAGGTCAGTGTCTTCATAAGTGGGCGTAATGTCTACTTTGCGGTAGATTCCACGCTCAATGCCTTCAACAATCTTGTGAATAGAGATGTATTTCTCAATTGCCACCCCCATGCAGTCATCGACTGAGGTTCCATTTGGGTCGAAAAGGAAGTTTTTTGGGTTTACAGGTGAAATTTTGACCGAAACCCTGTCTTTTTCCACTACGCCAATGGCGGCTTGGCCCATTTGACCAGGAATTGGTTGAGTAGAGGGTACAAACTGCTTTTCAGTCTTAACGATAATCTCGCCAATGCCTGTGCCGTAGATTTCTGCCATCAACTCAATGGCATCAATGGATTTACGAATCTTGTCCCGCTTGAAATCCTCCATCAACTGGGCTTTTAGGATGCCCACATCGATGGGGTTGTTGTTCACATCCCGAATGTCATCTTGAATGTCAAAGAATTCGCCCTGACCAAAAATAGCTTCCATGATCTCAGCATGGCGGGTTTCTACAGCTTGTTGTGTGGCAGGGGTTACGATGCGTGAACGCTCAGACTCACGGGTTTTGTCTTCAGATGCCCACTGACCACGAAAGATTCGCTCGTACTCAAGCCAATCTGGAAGGAAGTTGGTATCTCTATAGTCACGCCAGCGGTTGCAATGGTCAGTAACAAAATCAGTCAGTTCTTTATCAGCCTCAGTAGGCTCATAAAACTCATTTTGCTCTAGCTTGACTTCTTTATCTGTTGCCATTGGGAAACCTTCTTAAGGATTCAATTGTATTACCA